ATTCTGGCAATGAAGTAGATCCATTGGGAATTATTTATTACATGGGTGACTATATTGGTAGTGAAGAGCCACATTTTGAATGGCTGAAAAATATAGACAACCAAAAGTTATTATTGAATGCAGTTGCTAATGGATATGAAATTGAGAAAGAAAAGAAGTATCTGGTAAAAATTAAAGGCATTAGTTTAGAAGAAGAAGAATGGCTTAATTGTAAGGTAGTGGGAGACATACGATATTTTGAATTAAATAGTAGTACTGAAACTGAAAAATATAAAACAAATTTCACTAAGCAATGGCTCAAAGACCATTGGTCAGAATACGATGCTTACAATAACGCTGGACTGCTTGAGTTTGAGGAGGTAGAAAACTGATGAACAAAAATAAATGTAAACATTGTTATGAACCTTTTAATGATATTACGAAAAATATATACGGCGGATATGGAGACAAATGCAAAGTGGTAGCTAAAGGAGTTATTGTTTCGGGCCACGATATCGAACACAGAAATATTAATTATTGTCCGGCATGTGGACGTAAATTGGAAGTAGAAGATGAGTAAACCTCAACTGAAAAAGGAACAACAAGATAATAACAAATTTATTTCTAAACATAAAGGCAGAGTTATTCCACCACCAGATTTACCAAAAATAGAAGATGTTGGTGAAGTGATTTTTTGCCGTGATATTATGACAGCGTTTGTGATTGTTCATAAACATAAATAAGCCAGCAGAAAATTTGGAGGACGAACAATGCTAAAAGAATATCGAAACATTTTAGGTGAGATTATTTTAGCAGAACGTTTCAGTGGAAGTATTGAGCAAAAAAGACGGTACCACGTCAAAGATAAAGCCGTTTTAGGGATTGAGTATCGGGGTAATAGATGGAGCATAATAACGATATACGGTGAAGAATTAGTATTCCGAGGCGATTGGATTGTGAGTGTTGGCAGTAAGCGGTGGGTTGTTAAAGATGATGTGTTTCATAACATGTATGAAGAGGTGGAGACTAAATAAATGTTATTTTCAAAAGGAACGTCCAGACAAAATTCAGTGCCAGATAGAACACAAAATCCACCGTCAATTCATCCGAGTATTGTTAACAAATGTAGAGTATCCGTAACTATATATTGTAAAAATGAGGAAACGTTTGATGAAGTCAAAGTGTTCAAGGATGACCTAAAAGGATTGCCAAGAAACCAAATGAGATTCATTGAAGTGTATGAAGAAGATATGGATGAATATTATTTAATCAAAGTTGATGATATTGAAAAAATCGAATATGACAAAGATGAATGGGAGGAGGATTAAGTATGGAAAACATTTATATAGTTAAGCTAGGAAATTTATACCTAAAAGAACCAGTACCAGGATCCACATCACAAATGTTTTATACATTTGCAAATTTCGTAAGTGGTGCAGAGTTTTACGATGAAGATGAAGCAAAAGAATTAGCGAAACAAATCGGTGGCAAAGCTTATAAAATTAATCTAGAAGAGGTGGATTAAGCGTTATGTCAAAAGTTAAGAAGAGAATTAGACCAACAAAAGAACAAGCCCAAGAACTTAACCGTCGGCTGGATGCCGTGGTGAAGGCAGGGCATATTAGTAATTTGTATTGCGATTGCGATGTTTGTCAAGCGTTAGCAGAACAAGCGGAATTGATGGGATATAGGGAAGACTCGGCTATTAAACGACCTAGCAATACGTGGGAAAGACGTAGAAGAGAAGCAAAGAGAAAACGCCAAATTGATGTGGTCAAGGTGGCTAATCTAGCAGGTCAGGGATTAACATCTGCTGAGATAAGTAGAAAGGTGCATCGTAGTAAAGATTATATTAATAAGTTAGCTAGGGAATTTGATATTAAGATCTTCACAAAAAAGAGAGGTAGGAAATCGTGCCACTAATACCGGAACTTGACGAGAAAAAGACTATCAAGAATGTGAAACACTTTTTTGAAGTAGAGTTCCCAGCGATTCAGAATATGGCACACGTAGCTTATGTTGATATGAAATCGCCAGTAATTAGTGGTATGCCAGTATCCCATAGTGCTGATAATGGGGCGGAAACTAAAGTTACTTTACATGCTTATGCCAAAGATATTTTAGGTAAAGTAATTAAGGCATGTGGTGGTTTAGATAGCAAACATCGACAAATACTAGAAATGAAATACTTTAAAAAATTAACCTGGTATGAAATTGGAGAATTAACCGGCTATGGACGTAGTCGAGGCAGTGAGATACTTAATGAAGCTTTTCTACAATTTGCATGGGCATTTGCTGATATAGATGACTTTAGAGTCTTTAAATTCGGACAAAGAGACGACACACGTCGGACACAAGCAAGGCTATATTAGTATTATCGAAAGGTTAGCAAATAATTGGCGGCCAAGCAAAGCGATTTTTTAATCTTTCAAGTGAGGCAAATGGTTAACAAGCACGATTCTTTTCGACAAATAAATTATTAGGAGACGTATAGCTTGTTGTAAGGTTCAATTCCTTACTGTCTTATTACTGGTGTGTTTGACGTAGTTGGTAGCTACGGATAAGCAAGCACAAAGGAGTCTGGCGGAGATACATAAAGGCCAGCATAAGTCCTACTCGGAAACCATCGGGGACAACTACCAGTGAGGACAATGACCAGTGAGATGTGGCGGAATAGGTATACGCTATCCGAAGCTAAGGTTGAAAGAAGCCAAGAATAGGTAGGAGAGTACAAAATCCAGTATATGTGAGGTGCAAATCCTTACCATCTCATTACGTATTTTTGATAAAGTAATCCGTTTTAGTTAGTGTTGTAGTATACTGCACTGTAAGAGGTGAGTTTATGAAGAAAGTGAACATGAATGAGTTCAAAGAATATGTAATAAAATTCTTAAACGGAGATACTGATAAGAAAACATTATTAATTAGAGGATATTTTGATAAAGACAAGTTACTTCATGTTTTAGAATCTATTCGTGATTCAGAAAAAATCGACGAAGTGTTGTTCGTGTTAGGAGAGGCAGGCATAAGCGATGTTCCTAGACTGTTCAATGATGTATTTGTAGATAAAAGGTTCAAGTCCAATACAAGGTTAAACACTCGTTATGACTTCCCCGGAGCTATTGGAACCTTTACTAAGTGGCGACAACATATTGATTATACATTTGGTAACGGGTATGACCTGGCAGTCTTTTATCCTGTAGAAACAGTTCTTTTTGATCCAAAAGATTCAGAAAAATTTATAAAAACTGTAAAAAATTCTCTGACTAATAAAAATATATTAATTACTACTAATGACTTTAGCCAACGCCCTGAACAGTTATATGATGTTGTTGACGAGGTCTTGATTTTAGACACTAAGGATAAAAGCGAAGAAAACAAAGAACAATTCGAAACAATCAAATCTAATCTAGAAAGGGATAATAAATCACTCCCTTACTAAATTTCAAAAAAGCTAAGTGTATGACTACAAGTTATACGCTTTTTTTAATACCCAATAAAGGAGGTGTGGTGATATGTGATGAAACTTACAGCTAAACAAAAGAAATTTGCAGATAATTACATCAAGACAGGCAACGCTACTCAGTCCGCTATTGATGCGGATTACAGTAAGAAAACAGCACGAGTAATTGGACAGGAGAACCTGCTAAAACCTGCCATCAAATCTTACATTGATAAAAAGATGAAAGAAATCGAATCAGAGCGCATTATGGGCGCACAGGAAGCGTTAGAGTTCCTTACCGATGTAGTTAGGGGTAAAGAGCTTGAAACGAAGGTAGTCGCCACACAGTTCGATGTAAGCACGGTGCAAGTTCCAGCAGATGTAAAAACAAAGATTAGTGCTGCTAAAGAAATTCTGAAACGTTATCCAGATAATGATAAGTTATTGGAACAACAGATTAGGAAGATTACGGCAGAAGCTGATATTAGCGAGTACAAGGCTAAGGTAATGACGGATGCCACAAAACTAGAGGATAAGACAATGATTGTGAGTGATTTACCAGATGAGTAGAGTAATTAAACTTAGCAATTTAATTCAACCACATTTCTATAAGTTCTTTAATTCAAACAAGAACTATTTTATTCTAAAAGGTGGACGTAATTCGTTTAAGTCCAGCACTATTAGTCTTAAGTTAGCTATGATGATGAAAGAACAGATTCAATTGAATCATAAAGCTAATGTAGTTTGTGTTCGTGAGAATGCCGTCAACTTACGTGATTCAGTGTTTAATCAGATTCAATGGGCGATTGATATGTTAGGGATGACTAGTGAATTTAGATCCAGTGTTAGTCCAATGAAGATTGAACACATTCGTACAGGCTCTACCTTTCGATTTTACGGCGCTGATAATCCAGAGAAGCTTAAATCTAATACGATTAGCAATGTGATTGGTTTGTGGTACGAAGAAATAAGCAACTTTAAAAGCGGTGAAGTGTTTGACCAATCTAACAGTACTTTCGTTCGTCAAAAGAGCCCGTTTGTAAACGCCGTTAAGATATTCTATTCATTTAATCCACCTAGAAGTAAATTCAATTGGGTAAACAAATGGACGGAAGCAATGGCAGACGACAAGGATTACTTTATAGACAATTCTGATTACACCATGGATAAGTTAGGCATCATTCAGCCAGAACAATTACGTATGATTGAGAAGTACAAAAAGAATGATTATAACTACTATTCATGGCTGTACCTCGGTAAGTCCATCGGGATTGGTAACAATATCTACAACATGAATCTGTTTCATAAACTGGAAGAAGTACCAGCTGATGATGAGATTAAATCGTTAGCAGTTGGCTTAGACGCCGGGCATATTAATTCAGCAACCACCGCTGTAGTTATTGGCTTAACGTCTAAAGATAAAGTAATTGTGTTAGATATTTATTACTACAGTCCACACAACAAAGCGGATAAGAAAGCGCCTAGCGACTTAGTCCCAGAGATTAAGTCGTTTTTAGATACCGTTCAGAAACGTTACGGAAATAAGCGCTATATCAAGCTAACGATTGATTCGGCAGAAGGTGCGATGCGTAATGAATTCGTGAAAGAGTTTAATTTACGTTGGCATGGAGTTGTTAAGAAGAAGGAAGCTGAAATGATTGATTTCGTTTCTAACTTATTAGCACAAGGACGTGTTTATTATTTAGACAACGAAGATAACAAAATCTTTATTGATCAACATGAACATTATTCATGGGACGATAAAACGTTTGAGTTAGACGAGCCTAAAGTAATTAAGGAAGATGACCATACATGCGATGCCTTTAAGTACATTGTTATGGATTTAGCTTCTAAATTAGGAATCAAGCAAGGTAACAAGGCTAAGGTCGTTAAAAATAAATTTATATAAAGGGGTGATATTATCAACGTTACAGTCATGGGTAAAGGCTCAATTATTAACGGAACAACATTTGTTTTCCCAAAGGATGCGGATTTAACAGCTGATGAGATTAGGAGTTTTATTTCAGCGAATGATGAATTTGCTAAGGAATACGATAAAAAGTGGCAAATGTATATTGGAAATCATGCGATTCTCCATAAGAATGCAAAGGACCATGGACCAGATAATAAATTAGTTAACAATTTAGCGCATTATATTGTGGAGACATTTAACGGTTACTTTATGGGTATTCCACCTAAAATCACGTTAGATGATGATACCGATAACGAAAAACTTCAACAATGGAATGATACCAATTCGTTTCAAGATAAATTGAATGAAATCAGCAAGCAAGCGGATGTTTACGGACGTTCGATTGCTTTTTTATTCCAAAATGAAAATAGTGAGACAGGCGTAGCTTATAGTTCACCGATGAATTCATTCATTATTTATGATGATAGTGTCCTTCATGAACCGTTAGCATTCGTGAGATATACACGAGATAAGAATAATGTCTTGTCTGGGCAAGCATACACAGCTACAGAGCGGTATTCATTTGATGAGAGTGCTAATAGGGTTGGCGAAGTTAAAGATAATCAATTCGGACAAGTACCAGCAGTAGAATTCTTTGACAATGAAGAACGACAAGGCGTGTTTGAGAATGCAATGACTTTGATTGATGCACTTAACAACGTGGTGAGTCAAAAGGCTAATCAAGTCGAGTATTTCGATAATGGATATCTATCCATGCTAGGGCTTAATTTAGATGAAGATAACGATGGCAAGCCTGAATTAAATCTTGATGGAAACCAGATCATCTATTCACCAGACGCAGATGCCACTAATGCAAAGGTAGAATTTTTAGCTAAGCCAGATGGTGACAACATGCAAGAACATTTGACTGACCGATTAATCAATACAATCTATCAAGTTTGTATGGTTGCTAATCTGAATGATGATTCATTTAGTGGGAATAGTTCTGGTGTGGCTCTTCAATACAAGCTGTTACCAATGAAGAATATGGCGGCTAACAAGGAACGCAAGTTTACTCAGGCGTTGCGGAAGCTCTACAAGATCGCTTTTGGTGTTGAGACTATTCTGGATACAACAAAAACAGAAGCATGGCAAGATTTGAAATTTCAGTTCACTCGCAACCTCCCAGTTAACTTAGCAGACGAAGCCTCAACAGCTAAGAATCTTGTTGGTTTGGTTAGTCAAGAAACATTATTGTCTACGTTATCATTCGTGGACGATGCTAAGTCCGAGATTAACCGCATAAAAGAGGAACAGCAAGAGCAAATTAAAAGCTCGCTTGAAGCGGCTGACAACCTAACTGACCAACAGAAAGCTGGTGTAGACAATGGTGAAGCGAAAGAATAGTGATGAGTATTGGAAACAACGTGAAGCCGATGAACGTAAGTGGATTGAATCTAATATCAAAAATGATGCTGATTTCGATAAGATTATCCAGAAGCATTACGATAAATTAGTTCAGAACATCAACAAGGATATTAGCGACCAGTACATTAAGTACGCTGGACGTGAAGGTATTAGCCTTGCAGAAGCTCAAAAGGCTGTATCACGCCACGATGTTCAAGCATTTTCATCAGAAGCTAAGGAAGCAGTAGCACGTGCTCGTGAGATTTTTAAGAAAAAGGGTTCAGTTGCCTATAGTGACTTTGAATCTGGTCTCAATCAACGCTTACGGCTTTACAATGCCACTATGCGAATTAACAGGCTTGAATATCTTAAAGCCAATCTAGGATTAGAGTTGATTAATACTAATATTGACGTTGGTTCAGAGTTAGCCGAAAGATTAAAGGAAGGCTATAGCGGTGAAGTTCGTCGACAAGCTGGAATACTGGGCGAATCAATAGGAAGCACTAATATCAAAAATGCATCTAAAATTGTTATGGCACAGACTAAGAATGCCAATTTTAGTGATCGTTTGTGGTCCAATTCGGATGTACTTAAAACGAAGCTGGATAGCATTTTAACTCAGCAATATGTACAAGGTATCAATCCACGAGTTATTGCCACGAAGCTTAGACCACTGTTGGCTGATAACGTTAAAAATGCTCGCTATGTAACTGAACGATTAGCACGTACAGAATCTGCTAGAGTTGCAGCAGCCGCTCAATTAGAGAGTTTTAAAAAGTATGGATACAAATATGTTAAGTGGATTGCAGAGCCGTCAGCTTGCAAGATATGCGCTTCTATAGCTTCAACTAATGATGGAGTTTATCCGTTGAAA